TCGCCTTCATGGCACGTTTCTCCGCGTTGTCCGGTGCCGGACAATTTTCGAGGGTATTCCATTTTGCGATTGTTGCTCGTCAAGCAATCTGCCCGAAATAGTGTGTCTTGAGAGAACCACGCGATGCAGCGGACGAGCCGCTGATCCTGCGTGTTCTTACGCCACGCCCTCCCTCAGCTTCGCGGCCATCGCACGTTTCGTCGCCTCGAACCGCGCCGCGTCGTCGCCGCTCCAGGACTGCGGCGGCGGACGGTCGTCCAGGCCACGGGCGGCGCGCTGCTCCCGCGGGTTGTCGAACTGGCCCCCGAGGATCTTGTCGACCCAGCCGGGCTCGACGAGCTGCGTCAGCGTCACCGGGTCCCGGAAGTAGCGGCACCGCGGCAGGGCCTCGATCGCCGCCAGGGCCTTCGCGTACCAGCCGGGCTCGGCGAGCCGATCGGCGGCTTTATCGGGCGGGTCCGGCAGATTCCACGGGCGGCCCTTCCCGGCCTTCCACGCTCGACGCAGGGCCTCCCAGTCGCCCTGCTCGGGCTCGGGCTCCCCTTGCGCAGCCGTCCCGGGGGAAGAAGAAGAACTTCTATCTCCTCTCTCTCTGGCGCGTTGCGCCCCGGCTGGGGGCGCTACGCGCCCCCGCTGGGGGCGCTCAGCGCCCCCGACCTTGTCGACCTGGTGCCGGACGGTGGCCAGAGCCCTGGATTTAGCGGCTTTTGAGAACCTGGCGTCCCATCCGGGGATACCAACGGTTCCGTTTTCCGCGTCGATAACGAGCCAGCCCACGTCCTGCACCGCCGACCAGAACGATTCGTCGCCCCCGCAGACCTTCGACAGGAGCCGGATCGACATCCGGGCCGACCCGTCGGAGCTGTTGAGGGCCGCCCAGCCCCAGAGCATCAGGAGCCGGCCGACGACCTGGTCGGCCGGCAGGCCGGTGGTGTCGACGAGCTCGAGGACCTCGGGCTTCTGGGGTAGGCAGACGTCGTAGGGGATCCATTCACCGGCCACGCTGGCCTCCTTTCCATTCCGCCCCGCCGCGTCGAAGCGGCGTCGTGCCTATCACCAGGGCGGAGTTCGTCATACCGAGGAAACCTCCTTCTTGAACTGAACCCTTCCGGTGCCGTGCCTCACCTCGAGGTCAACAACGATTGACGGCTTGCTATACCTACCTTCGCCTTGCTCGCCCCGTTTTTCGCCCTTGCGGACACCATTGATTAGTGCCTTCCTCTTGCGTTCGCGAAGCCTGCGATGCCTTGCTGTGTTGCCCTCAAACGTACGGCTAGGGCCAGGCGCTTTGAGTTCAAAGCCGGCAAGCGTCGCAACGTCGTTTCCCTTGTCGAAGTTTTCGATGAGGTCGCGCACGTCAGACGACAAGATAAACCGCTCCACTCGCCTTTTTCCTCGCGGCCCAGGCAATTCGACGTATGCAACGCTCCGCCAAAACAACACCTTGGTCGCCGCGAACTGCCTCTTGCACGCCTGGGCAAACACGCAGCATCCTGGGTCTTTTTTGGTGGCCTTGCTCACGTCTTCTGGCTGGATAAACACGCGCAGATCTTTTTTTGCGTCAACGACCTCGACATCGCCCCACACTCTTTTGATTTCGTTTAGCGACCTTGACTGCGACCCGCGGAAATTGTCCTTAGTTGCCATGTTTATGTCCTTTGCTTTGGAGTCATTTCACCAACCTCGGCCGCACGTCAACGCGACGCCGCCGTGATCTGCCACACCCTCGCCCCGCTCGTCCCGTGCCCCTTCCGCCTCGCCGCATACCCCACGGCATCGATCCGCCCACGCCGCGCCAGCGTCCCGATCACCGCCCCGAAGGCCCGCGCGTCGTGGGGCACCAGGCCGAGCCGCTGGCAGTGATCGACGATCTCCTCGCCGGAGCGGGGCCGACCGTCCGCCAGCAGCTCGAGCACCGCGGCCCGGGCCCGCTCGCCGTCGAACTCCGTGACCCGCTCGGCCTTCGCGAGACAGGCCGCGGCGGCCGCCTGGCCGCGGCACAGGGCCACGAGCGGCAGATCCGCGTCCTTCTCGATGAACGTCCCCATCACGAGCCGCTCCGCTGCGGCTGGCAGCACCGCGCGAGCCACGCCTTCAGATGCCGCTTCAGTTGGTCCATCGCTCGCCTCCGTGTATGTGCCGCGTGTCGTGCGGCTGACGGCCCAGGCCTCAGTGATGGAGGCCCTGATCCTGGGCTGCCGGTGTTTCATCGCGACCGCCGGCGGCGCTCTCCCCGGGGCCGGTGAATGCAGCCCCTTCGGCCGGGAGCGGCCGTGTCTCGTTCCTCGCCGTGGCGGCCTCGTGCCGCAGCTCGGCCGCCTTGTCCGTGATCCGCTCGGCTGCCTCGTCGAGCTGCTCCGCGGCGCGTAGCAGGGCCTCCCAGCGGTGCAGCCGCCACTCCCCGGTGAGCTTGTAGAGCCACTGGCCACCGATGCGGACGAAGTGGTCGTATCCGCTCTGGTGGTTGCGGTCGCGGACCTCGACGACCTCGCCCTCCAGGTGGTGGAGCTCGACGTGTCCGTCCGGACGGATCGAAACGGTGCTCTTGAACATGGCAGCCTCCTAGAACGGGATGTCGTCGCCGCTGGTCGCCGAGGCCTTGAACGCAGCCGCGGCCTTCGCCGGTTTGGATCGCGGCGGCGATGCGGCCGGCGGCTCCGGCCGCTCGACCGCCACGAACTTCCTGACGTTGGCCCAGGTCGACCCGGTCTTGCCGACCTTGTGGTAGATCTCTGCCGCCACCCGCCGGCCGGCCAGGTCGCCGGCCTGCATGGTGGCCCAGTCCTCGGCCGTGATCCCGAGCGACTTCCGCAGGCCCGACGCGATCCGCTTGGCCCAGTCCGCATCCTTCGGCAGCTTGCAGAAGACCCAGCCGAACCGCTTGTCGTCGTGGACGAGCCGCAGTTCGACGCGGGCGTCGTCCTCCAGGACCTCGCGGATCCGGAAGTCGTGCAGGCCCTCGGGCACCAGCTCGCGCTCGGTGGCCGGTTTCGCCGCCTGCGGTTCATCGGCGATGTCGTCTCGTCCCCAGTCCATGCGTCAGACCCTTTCCTTGGTGGTGGCCGTCTCCGGCCGGTTGTGTTTCCCGGTCTCGTAGGCCGCGCGGATCGCGTCCCCGATGCTGATGTCGCCGTAACGGCAGAGCCGCTCGATGTCGGCCAGCCGCTGCTCCGGCGTCTGCGCCGGCTTGCGGCGCTTGGCCCGCCACGGGGCCTCGTCATGCCACGGCATCGGCGGCCTCCTGGGGCTCGATGGCGTCGTGCCGGGCCGCCAGCCGCTCGCGGAGCGCCGTCCGCTGGTCGTCGGTGATCTCGCCCGTCGACACGAGCTGGTCGATTCGGTCGCCGATCTTGCCCAGCGTCCGGACGCTGGCCGCCTCGGCGATGTACGCCAGGATCCGGTCCTCAAGCGAAGCGTCGGGAATGGCGATCGGCTTGGCCGAGGCTGCCGGTGCCGGCACCCCGTCAGCCAGCCACGCGGCGAGCTCGCGGCCGAACTTCTCGTCCGGCTTGTCGATCAACTTGTCCTGGAACTTGCCGGTCCGGTCCTTGATGACGTTCGCGATGTGCTCGGTCGAGATCTCCACCAGGAGGTCGAACTCGTACTCGACGCCTTTTCCTTGCTCCGGTGCCAGGCCGACCCGCTGCGGCGACTTCTTGCCGTTGTTGTCGACGGTCGTCCACTCGGTCTTCGACCGCATCGTCGCGAGGACGTGGCCCGGGAAGTCGAGGATCGCCTTGACGAGCTTCCGCTGGAGCGGCGTGCCCTCGCTCCAGGCCGACCAGGTGTTCCCGCGGTACTTGGCTTTGGCGAGCTTCTCGACCTCCTCGAGCAGCGTTTGCCACCCGTGCGACAGGCTGTCGATCACGAGCACCCCGTAGCCGCTCTCGCCGGCCAGCCGGATCGCGGCGATGTAGCCGTCGATCGACTGGTCCTCGAGTTCCAGGACGTCGAAGTCGAAACGGTCCGAGTACTTGCTCGCGGAGCCGCGCTCGGTGTCGATCACCGCGATCCGGCCGCCGAGGCCCGTGGCCACCCGTAGGCTCGTGAACGTCTTCCCGGCTCCGCTCGGCCCGAAGATCGCGGCCCGGAGTTTCGCCTGGGCCTTCGTCGCTTTATGGAATCCTGCCATCATTCGCTCTCCTTCGTGGTGAAAACCCGCAGCCCCACTCCATCGAGGCCGCGGACGTGTTTGCTTCCCTGCTTGACCGGCCTCCGCCGGCATCCTCCGCCGCAGCCTCCGCCGCGGCGGCCTTCCTGAATCAGCGCGATCCCGTACACGAACACCGTCCCGGTGAAGATCAGCAGCACAAGCGCCGCCACGATCAGCGAAGAGCCCAGGACGAAGTCGCTCATTCCCACACCTTCCCTTCGGTGTCGCGGGCGTACGGCATGGCCTCCTCGACGGCCCGCCGCCAGTCAGCTACGAGCACCGGGTCCATCGCGTAGATCCCGGCCGCGACCGGCCGCATCGACACGAGGATCCGATAGCTGGCGTTGAGCGGCCGAAAAACTTTCACGAGGTGGTACGCCTTCCTGCGTAGCCAGGTGTGATGCGGGCCGACGCGGTTGTCGGCTCGGTGATGTGCCATCCGTGGCATGTGGGATCCTCAGAAGGGCATCAGCTCCTCGGTCGTCACCTCGACGATGTCCGTAGCCGTCTCGAGCAGGATCAGGCCGCGGTGAAACCCGACGACCTTCCCGGTCTCAGTGACGCCGGGCGTCCAGTGGTCCCGGCGGTAGATCACCGTCTTCCCGGGCTCGATCCGGTTGCCGTACAGATCCGTCATGCCCTGGATGGCCGCGGCGGCCTCGGCGTCCCCGGGCATCCGTGCGTTGTTGGCGTCCATGCGTTGTTCTCCGTTAGGCTATTCGCAGCAGCCCGCAGCGACGATCCGCATCACAATCACGAGCAGCTCGATCCAGAACTCGACATTCATCTCGTCCTCCGTGACGATGGGTGGGGAGCGTATAGCGTCGATAGGCTATACGTCAACAGCACATTTCTCGGCTTTCTGACGGGCAGAATTCAGCCGGTCTTTCGGTAGCCGCGGGGGCGGCCGCAGAGCTTGCCTGCCTTGCGCTGGCTGGCCTTCTCGCCGGCCAGTCGCTCGAGCTCGTCCAGATCGACAAGCAGGGCTCTGGTAGAAATTTTTTCCGACCAGATCTCGCCGCGGTTGGCCATCGTGACGATGTGCCGCTGGCTATACCCTGTGACCTCCGACGCCTCGGCCGTGCCGCAGACGCGGCGCTTCGGTGGGAGTCGAACTGCCATCCTCATGGCCTCCGAACCTACGGGCATCCGTTCCCGAATCAACCGACTGTCCGGCGGCCGACTCCTCGGCGTTTTCCGGACAGGATTGCAACTATTGACAGTGGCGGGGGCAGGAGCGAACCGTTCACCGACCAGACGTGCGGCGGCCAATCGGAAAAGGCCGCACGACCGGAACACCCCACGGAAGAAGCCCCCCAAGCACGGAAGCGTGACCTATCCCTTCGTCGGAGGTACACGCGATGACACTCGACGCCTTTCTCGAAACCGTTTACGTCCCCCTTCGTCTCCGCGGCCGATCACCAGAAAGCGTGCGGCTCCTGCGGCACGCGATCACTCAGTTCTCTCGATTCCTTGGCAGGCCGGCCCTGCTCGACGACCTGGACGACCTGGTCGTCTCGCAGTGGCTCACGAAGATGGCCGAGAAGAAGTCGCCGAACTCCGTCGCCCGCGAGCGGTCGGGCGTCCTGGCTCTCTGGAACCTTGCCCAGGGCCGCGGGCTGGTGAAACTGCGGCCGACCGTCGCGCCTGAGCTCGTGCCGCACCATGTCCCGCGGGCCTTCACCGCCGACGAGCTCGGCCGGCTGGCGGCAGCCGCGCGGCACGCCGGCGGCTGGGTGGGGCCGGTCCCCGCGCGGGTGTTCTTCCCGGCGCTGATTGCCGTCGGCCTAGAGTCTGGCGAGCGGATCAACGCGATCCTCTCGACGCCGCGGCACTGCTGGCAGCGGCCGACGCTCACGGTCCCCGCGCGAGTCCGGAAGGGCCGGGCCCAGGAGCGGGTCTACGAGCTGTCGCCCGAGGCCTGCGACCTGGTCGACGCCGTCAGCCGGCACGATGGGCCGACGGTTTTCTGGTGGCTCGCGTCCGGGACGGCCCTCCGGAAACGCTGGAAGACGATCACCCGCTGGGCTGGGCTTGGCGACGGCCGCGACGTGCAGTTCCACGCGCTGCGCCGGTCCACGGCCTCGCACCTGGCGGCGGCCGGGCTCGACGCGACCGCGTTCCTCGGGCACTCGTCCGACCGGATCACGCGGCGGTCGTACCTCGACCCGCGCGTGGTCGACTCAAAGCGCCCGAAGGCCTGGCAGAGCATGCCCCGGGTGTTCCGGCCGGATCCGGAGCCACCGGCACGATCGGCGTAGCCGGCCGTTCGCCGCCTTCCTGCCCCCGGCTTGCAACTATCGGCGAATCCTGCGACGCACGACCCGCCCAGTCGTCGCAGGCCGATCGTGATGGTGGACCTGGTGCTGGGCGAGGAGCTCCCGGGACACAGCCGCCTCGACCGCCCGCGCCGCCTCCGCGACCTCATCGGTCCTGACGGCCGCCGGGGGCTGGCAGCAGCTCGCCACCCCGAGCAGCGAGGCCGTCCGGTGCGCGGCCACGAGCTCGAGGTCGTACTCGACCGTCGCGCGCACCGGCTCGCCGTCGACCACGTCCAGCACCCGCCCGCCGGCGTCGTAGTTCATCACCTCGACCGCCGTCCCCGTGCCGATGTGGGGCAGATCGACCAGCCGGTGACACCTGGCCGGCAGCCGCCGCTGGCCGCAGACGAAGACGTAGGCCAGTTCGACGCCGGCTGCCGCCTCGAAGGCTCGGACGCTGCGGCCCGTGCCGTGCAGATCCACGAACAGGGCCCCGGAAGCGATCGACTTGACGTATGTCAGGTAGTCGCGGCTCGGTTGCGTCAGGGCCTGCCGGCTCGACCAGAACGTCCCGACCTCGATGTCCTGCCAGAAGCGCCGGTAGGCCTCCTGGAGGAGCAGGGTGTCCCTGGAGACAAACAACACCCGTTTGGGTCTGGCCGCCTCGACGTACTGCCGCACCAGGGCGGCGGCCAGGATCAGGAACCGGACGTTCGCCTGGGCGGCCGAGGCCCATGCGCGAAACGCCGGGCCGTCCTCGGCGTAGATGTTCTGGAGCCGGGCCGCACGCATGGCCGCGGCGACCTCCCACCGGCCAGAGTCCGCCAGTGCCTGCTCTTCGCGCGCCTGGCGTCCGTTCGTGTAGGCCTCGGCCTTGTGGCCCGCCCGGCGCGGCTCAAGGTAGTCGCTGCGGTGGTTGTCGCCGACATGCACTTCCGCCGCGGCGGCCGCCGGCGTCTTCCACCAGGCCCCGGAATGCTTGCCGTCCCAGCTCGTCACGATCTCGACCGACCGCGGGATCCCGATCCGGCCGGCGAGCTCGCGGACTTGGGACGCGGAGAAGTAGGTGTCCGAGACGATCCGGTCGCCGGGCCGGACGCGGCGGACGTTCTCCAGGATCGGGAACGCCGCGGCCAGTTCGGCCTGCCACTCGCGCTCCCGCAGTTCGGCGACCCGCGCGGCCGGCCAGCCGGTCAGGGCCTCGAGTGACCGGAAGATCCCGGGCCAGGTCTTGTCGCTCTGGATCTCGGCGAGCTGCCGGACCCGCCGATACTCCTCGCCGCCGACGTGGTCGAACAGCCGCCAGGGCTCGTGGCCCGTGGCGCGGCCCGACAACGTGTCGAAGAAGTCCCAGCTCGTCACGGCAGGCCCTCCACCTCGGCCAGGCACGCCGCGTAGCCGGCGAGATCCACGGGCGTATCCGAGGACTTGCTGGCCCCCTGATGCCGGGCGAGCTTGTCGAGGATCATGATCTGGGCCCAGTCGGCGACGGTCAGCGGCTCGCGGAGCTTGTGCCCAAAGATCGCGTTCACGGCCGCCACCGTCTTCGCGAAATGTTCCGCCGGCGGGCCGTAGGTGCTGCGGCGCTGGCGGACGGTTCGGCTCGCGAGCTCGAGCAGCTCCTCGGCCTTCGAGTACATGTTCCCGGCTGTTGGGCTGCCTTCGATTACGCTCACGGTCTCTCCTCGTTGTTCGCGGATCAGGGCCAGAGCGAACGAGGCTAGAGTCCCGCTGTCCCCAGTCCAGCAGTTCCGCGACCCGAACCGGCGGGCGAGCTGCTCCGCGGCCTCGAGCTCCGCGGCCGTCATGACGTGCGGACGCTCCCGTCGAGCATCACGCGGAAGTTCTGGACGTCGAACGCCCCGCCCTTGTGGACGGTGGCGATCGCGAATCCCCAGTTCCAGCGGTTGATCCGCGCGTACTCGGGCGTCAGGTCGCACAGGCAGCCGGTCGACCAGCAGGCCGTCTCCTTGTGCCACATGTCGCTCTCGGCGTGGTTCGAGCTGCGGTGCGAATGGCCCACCAGGCCGGTCGACAGCGTTCGCAGGAACACGCCCCGGGCTGGGTTGACCGGCGCGGCCATGCCCTTCGGCAGCTCGTGCCCGTGCAGGACCGGCAGCTTCCCCAGCATCACCGGCCGCTGGTCCTCGACGAGCGTCATGCCGACCTGGTCCAGTTCGAGCCACGCGCCCAGGCTCATCCGCGGATCGTCCGAGATCTCGGCGGCGTGCTGGAAGAGCCAAACGTTCCAGCGCTCCTCGTGATTGCCGGCCTTAAACACGATCGGGATCTCGGGGAACTCCTGGCGGATCCACGCCAGGAACCCGCGGACAGCGTCGAGCTCGCCCTTGAAGTCCCGCTGGCTCGGGTCCTTCATGTAACGCGAGATCGCGTAGAAGTCCGCTATGTCGCCGTTCAGTAGCAGCCCGGCCAGGCCGTGGGCCTTCAGGTGGTCGACCGCCGCCCGGACCGCGACCTCGGAGTGATACGGGACGTGGACGTCCGAAAGGATCCCGACCGCCCCGATCACGTTCATTCGGTGCGGCGTCCAGGGCTCCGCGATCGAACTCGGCATTGCCC